ATCTCCGTCTCTCTCTAGTCCAGCGCCCTGACCAGGGGTTATGTGGATCGGCCGGTCGGGCCTGCTCACCAAGCCATTGCATGATCATGCAAAGGAGCCCGCATGGACGACCGTCGAACCGAACTACAGTGGAACCTGGCCCGCCTCACCGAGGCCATTGAGTCAGGTGGCCACAAGGGCTCCGAGGCTGCTTCGTTGATCCGTGAGCGTCGGCTGACGGTGGACGCTCTCGCTGCCTTGCCGGTCGCTGATGGGAAGGTGTCTCTTGCAGACCAGCTTGCAGCGAAGCGAGAGGCTCGGATCGCAGGAGCCGACGCTGATTCATCGGCCTCCCGGCGTAGTCAGCCTCGACGCAGCGGAAGAAGCAATACAGCTAGCTGACGGCTACGGGGTGTGCGACGGGTTCCCGTTGTCGGAGTCGCAGAAGGTCACGCTACGCAACGGCCTCGGCACTAGGGCTGACGGCAACTGGGCAGCAACCCGGATCGCTGACTTCGGCCCTCGTCAGGGGACTGGCAAGAACGACAAGATCGCAGCTAGGGAACTGGCGGGTCTGATCCTGTTCGGCGAGAAGCTGATTATCCATACGGCGCACGAGTTCCCGACGGCCAACGAGTCCTTTCTTCGCCTGGTGGCCGTGTTTGAGGCGTGGGATGACTTGCGGTCGAAGGTGGCCCGCATCCGGTACGCCAACGGCGAGCAGGGCATTGAGTTGCTGACCGGTCAGCGGTTGAAGTATCGGGCGCGTACCGGTGGCTCTGGTCGTGGCTTCGCCGGCGCCGACCTGATCGTGTACGACGAGGCGCAGCATCTGGGCCGTGAGCACATCGCTGCGTCGGGTCCGGCGAAGTTGGCGAACCCGAACTCGCAGACGTGGTACGCCGGGTCTGGCGGGTTGGTGTCGTCGAACGTGGCGTGGGATATCCGCCGTGATGCGATCCGTGGCGACGCTGGACGGTTGGCGTACACGGAGATGACGGGCGAGACGATCACGGCGCTTGACGGCAGGGCGCAGTTCGCTGCGCCTGATCCGACCGACCGGGACGTCTGGTATCGGTGCATTCCCGGCCTCGGCCGATGGGTGACCGAGGAGGGCGTCGAGGCGCTCTATCACGAGCTCGGGCCGACATTGTTTGCTCGCGAGATCTTGTGTTGCTGGGATGAGGACGTTTCGTCGCAGACCGGCCCCATCGACCTGTCCCGTTGGGTTTCACTGACCGACGGTCAGTCAATCACGACGTCAGACGAACGTTTAGCGTTGGATGTGACGCCCGACAGGTCGTTCGCCACGATCGGTATTGCCGGTCGTCGTGCCGATGGCCTTGACCATGTCGGCATCCGCCACCGTGAGCCCGGCTACGGCTGGGTGGTGACGCGTGCAAAGGAGTTGACCGACGGGCATGGTTGCTCGTTAGTGGTGGTGAAGGGTTCGCCGGCCGAGCCGTTCGTTGCCGAGCTTGAGGCCGCCGGGGTGCCGGTGGACGTCATGTCGTCGCATGACTATGCGCTGGCGTGTCAACGGTTCGTGGATGCGGTGAACGCTTCGGAGCCGCCGTTCCGTCATCGTGGCAACCCGGATCTGGCTTCGGCGATCGCTGCGGCCCAGATCAAGCCGGTCGGTGATGGCGGGTTCGTGTTCTCTCGTCGTTCGTCGGGTGCTGATCTGACCCCGTTGACGACGGCTGCGGTGGCATGGGCGTCGGCGCCGCCCCATTCTCTGACGCATACGGCGTCGGTGTTCGTCTCACTTGACGACTACTAGCCCGAGGAGGCTGCATGTTCACTGCCATGCAGCTCATCGGGCTCGCACTCGTCATCGTCGGCGCATTCCTGGCCGCAGGTGTGCCCGGCGCCATCATCGGTGCTGGGATCATGTTCACCTACTTTGGTTTGGCGGGTGAGCGCTGATGTTGGCGTCGATCTTCCGCCGCCCCGAGGAGCGCGCCCAGGCAACAACGTGGGGACTGTGGCCAGGCGAGATGACCCAGGTCGTCGGCGGCGTGTCGGTCACCGAGCAGTCGTCAATGCAACTGCTCACCGTCTACGGCTCGGTCCGCCTCATCACCGACTCCATCGCCACACTGCCGCTGGACGTCTACCGGCGCACCGGCGATGACGCCAAGGTCGAAGTCGCCAAGCCGCAGTGGCTCCAGCAACCGACAACGAACCTTGACTTTACGTCGTGGGTGTCGCAGGTGCTGTCGTCGCTGCTCCTGCACGGCAACGCCTACGTCGTCGTGCAACGCAACGAGGTCGGCACCATCGTTGAGCTCGTCCCGCTTGACCCTTCCAAGGTCCGGGTGACCCGTGACCGGGGACGCCTGGCCTACATGGTCAACGGACAACGCATCGACGCCGAGATGCTGCATCTCAAGGGGCTGATGCTGCCGGGTTCCGACGTCGGCCTGTCGCCGGTGGAGTACGCCCGCCAGTCAATCGGGCTTGGCCTGGCCGCTGTCAAGTTCGGCACCGGCTACTTTGAGGGCGAGGGCAACATGCCCGGCGTCATTGAGATGCCTGGCAGTGCACAGTCCGAGACGCTCAAGGGCATCGCTGAGCAGTGGCGCCGGCGCCGCCGTGAGGGTGGCCGTGGTCTGCCTGGCGTGTTGCAAGAGGGCGCAACGTGGAAGCCGACTGGCGTCACAAACGAGCAGGCCCAGTTCTTGGCTACTCGCAAGTTCACGTCGGCTGAGATCGCCGGTCAGATGTTCATGATCGACCCGTCCGAGCTCGGCATCGGCATTGAAGGTTCGTCGCTGACTTACGCCAACCTTGAGCAGCGCAATACCCGGTTCGTCCGGGTGACGCTGTTGCCGTGGATCGTGCGTCTAGAGAAGGCGATGTCGGACCTGCTGGCGCAGCCTCGGTACGTGAAGTTTAACCTCGGTGCCCTGCTCCGTGGTGACTTGCAGACCCGTTACGCCGCCTACGCCGTCGGCATCGGCGCCGGGTTCTTGGAGCCGAACGAGGCGCGCGACTGGGAAGACCTGCCACCGATGGACGACACGCCCGACGTCCCTGAGGTTGAACCCGACGATGACGATCTCACCTGACCTAACTGCGCCGATGGAGGTGCTCACATGATGATCGACGAACGCGGCACTGGCCGCCAGATCCGGCACTACGACCTGACCGACTTTGAGTTTCGCGAGGGCGGCGACAACGGCTACACCTTCGACGGTGTCGCCTCGGTCGTCGATGCGCCCTACACGGTCCACGACATGTTCGGCACGTTCACCGAGACGATCGCCGCCGGCGCCTTCACCAAGACGTTGCGCGACTCCAAGGCCGACGTGGCGCTGTTCATCAACCACGACCACAAGGGCATTCCGCTCGCCACCCGTTCGGCTGGCACGCTGCGCCTCGTGGCCGACCCAAACCTGCGCGTCTCGGCCGATCTCGACCCGGCCCGTAGCGACGTGCAGAACCTGCGCAGCGCCGTGACCCGTGGCGAGATGCGCCAGATGTCGATCGGCTTCACCGTGCCCAAGGCGCGAGACAAGTGGAACGACGACATGACCGAGCGCACCATCAAGGAACTGCAACTCTTTGAGGCGTCGGTCGTGTGGCAAGGGGCGAACCCGTACACGTCGTCGTCGATGCGTTCGTTCGATGAGATGCTGGCATCGCTCACCGATGCCGAGATGACCGACGACGAGGTGCGTCGCGCGCTGGCCTTCTTTGAGGCCCGACTGCCGCTGCCACCTGTCGACACCTTCGCCGACCGCGACCGGATGGACCGGGAACGGCTTGAGCGTAAGCGTCTGTTGCGCCCTGCGCTGACCTGACGCTGCACCTGCGACCCGCTCCCCACGCCGCACGCCGCCGCAAGGCACCTGCACCTGACGAGACACGTCGCGACACCCAACCCCGTTGGACGGCCCACCAGGGCACGTCGCACACCCTCCCGAAAGGAACCACCACTATGGACATTCGTGCCCATGTTGAGAAGCTGAACGAGAAGCGCCTTCGGGCGTGGGAAGCTCAAAAGGCTGAACTCGACAACACCGCAGGCCGTGAGCGCACGGCCGAAGAGCAGACCCGCATTGAGCGGATGGACGCCGAGATCGACGATCTCGACAACGAGATCCGCGAGTACGTCATGCGTGAGCGTCGCGAAAGCGAAGCCGCCCAGTTGCGCCAGGCTCAGGCCAGCGTTTTCAACAGCGACTCCGGCGCCCCCACCACACAGCAGGCCGTGAACGAGCTGCGCTCGTTCCTTGATGCCTGCATGCGTGGCGAAAAGGTCGCCTTCGAGGTCGACATCCGTTCGGCCGCCAAGGAGCGCGAGTTGCTCCGTCAGGGCGCTTCGCCGATGGAACTGCGTGACCTCGCATGGGACACCGGCTCGTCCGGTTCGCTCGTGCCGACCACGCTGGCCCGCACCCTGTACGAGTACATGGAGGCGTCGAACGGCATCTTCCGTGCGCCGACCACCAAGCTCAACACCACCTCGGGCGAGCCGCTTGACCTGCCCCGTGTCAACGCTCACACGATCGGCACGCTCGTCGTCGCTCAGGGCACCGTCATCGGCGGCACCGATCCGACCTTCGCCCGCACCCGCCTCGACGCCTTCAAGTACGGCGCCCTGGTGCAGGTGGCATCCGAGATCGTCACCGACGCCGGCATCGACATCGAGGTTTTCCTCGGCCGCAACATCGGCCGTGCGCTCGGCCGTGTCATCGCCACTGACCTCGTCGCTGGTTCCGGTTCGGGTCGCCCGAACGGCATTATGACCGCCCTCGTCGGTTCGGGCACCATCGCCACCGGCGGTTCGCTCATCACGCCGACGGTGGAGAAGCTCATCGACTTGCAGTACTCGGTGAATGACGAGTACCGCAGCTCGCCTGACGCCGCATGGCTGATGAACGACTCCACGGCTGGCACGCTGCGCAAGCTGCGTGACGGCGCAGGCGGCACCATCGGTGCGTTCCTGTGGCAGCCGTCGCTCACCAACGGGATCATCAACGGCCAGCCTGACCGTCTGCTCGACAAGCCGGTGTTTACCGACCCGAACGTGGCCGCTGCCGGCTCGAACAACAAGACGGTCGCCTTCGGTGACATGTCCGCGTACTACGTCCGCACGGTCGGCAACCCGATGATCGAGCGGGACGACAGCCGGTACTTCGACTCGGACGAGATCGGCTTCCGTGGCAAATGGCGAGTGGACGGCGACTTGCTTGACACGTTCGCCGTGAACGTCATGAAGCAGAGCGTCTGACTTTCCAACGCTTCATGCATTGACGATCTCCCGGGCAGGAGAAGCGCTAGGTGCCGCGGCGCCCCGCTCTCCTGCCCGGGGGCCACCCCCCCCCAACCAACACCCCCTGCCCGGAGGAACCATGCCCATCCATCGCATCCCTCGCGCCACCATGCACGAGGATCTGCACTCCGTCGAACGAGACGGCGAGCAGGTCGTTTCCGTCGCCGCCGACGGTCCCGAGTTCGTGCTCGTCGGCACCATCACCGTCGGCCAGCGCATTGAGTACCGCACGCACGCCGCCCGGGTGGGTGCCGCATGAAGTTCTTGATCCACGCCAACTCGCCCGACTCGCCCACTGGCTACGGCGTGCAGTGTCGACATCTCGTCACGCGTCTCAAGCGAGACGGCCATGACGTCGCTGTCGCCTGCACCTACGGCCACCAGATCGGCGTGAAGCAGTGGCCGACGCCCTATGGGCCGGTCACGCTGTACCCGTCAGGTCGGCTGGAGAACTCGATCGACATCCTGCGCGGCCACGCCGAACACTTCTTCGAGGGTGACCTGTCGTCTGGTTGGATCATCCCGCTCACCGACGTCTGGGTGCTGGGCAGGGTGCCGATGGACGACCTCAAGGTGCTCGCCTGGACGCCCGTCGACCACTTCCCCGCACCGCCGGCCGTGGTCAAGTTCTTCCACCGCTCGGGCGCCACCCCGGTGGCGATGTCACGGTTCGGTGAACAGCAGCTCATCGAAGCCGGGCTCGACCCGCTGTACGTCCCGCTCGCCGTCGACACCGCCGACTACAAGCCGACCACGCATCTCGAGATCAATGGCGAGACGCAGGATGCCCGAACCGTGTTCGGCATCCCGCAGAACGCCTTCGCCGTGCTGATGGTCGCGATGAACAAAGACCCGAAGGACCGCAAGGGTTTCAACGAAGCCTTCCGTGCGTTTGGTGCGTTCTGGAAAGACCACCAAGACGCCGTGCTTGTCGTGCACTCCGACCGGTTCGGCATGGACGGCAGCGGCATCGACCTGATCGAGCTGGCCAAGCACGCCGCCATCCCGGTGCACGCGCTGATCTTCACCGACGCCTACGCCCAGCGGATTGGCTTTTCGCCGAAGATGATGGCGGCGCTCTACAGCGCCTGTGACGTGCTGCTCGCCCCGAGCCGGGGTGAAGGGTTCTGCGTGCCGATGATTGAGGCGCAGGCGTGCGGCATGCCCGTGATCGCGTCCGACTTCTCGGCGCAGAGCGAGTTGATCGGCTACGGCTGGTCTGTGATCGGGCAGTTGGAGTGGGATGCGCCGCAGTCGGCGAGCTACCTGTGCGCTTCAACGATCGACGTGTATCACAAGCTCTGCCAGGCGTACGAGGCCGACTTGGCGCAGATCGCCCAGTTGAGCATCGGCTTCGCTGCGAAGTACGACGTTGAAAAGGTCTGGTCGTCGTACTGGCAGCCGCTCATCGCCAACCTTGAGCCGCAGCTGCCGGCCGTTGACAAGCCGCCGATGGAATGGTGCGACGTGATCGTGCCGCTGATGCGTGAGGCGAATCGCAAGCGGTTTGAGGACTCGCTGTGGGCAACGGCACCGGCGACGGTGCGCATGATTGTCGGCGAGGAAGGCAAGACGTACGCCGAGAACGTGAACTCCTGCGTCCGCCGGTCGTCGGCCGACTGGGTGCTTGTCGTCGGCGACGACTGCGAGTTCACGCCAGGATGGTTTGAGGCTGCGCAGGCGCTCACCGACCGCTTCGACGTGGTCGGCACCAACGACTCCGAGGCTGGCCGCACCCGCAACCCGGCGGTCGCCAACGGATCGCACGCCGATCACTTCCTGATCCGTCGCAGCTACATCGACGATGAAGGCTCCACGCTCGACGGGCCGGGTGTGACCATCTCGGAGGCGTACCGGCACTGGTACTCCGACAAAGAGGTCATCGAGCTTGCCAAGGCGCGCGGCGTCTACGGCCACGCGCACGACTGCCGGGTGATCCACCACCACCCCGGCTACGAGGGCAACGAGTCCGCACGCGAGGCCGACCCGATCTACATGGCCGCAGTTGACGCCAGTGAAGCCGACCGCAAGACGTGGATGAGCCGAGTGCCGATCATCGCCGGCTACAAGGCGGGACGCAAGTGACCCGCCCAAAGGTCATCGACTGCTTCCCGTTCAACAACGAACTCGACATGCTTGAGTGTCGCCTGTTTGAGATCGCCGATTCGGTCGACGCCGTGGTGATCGTTGAGGCGACACGCGATCACCAGGATCACGTCAAGCCGCTGTGGTACGCCGATCACGCTGACCGGTTCGCCGCTTGGGCCGACAAGATCGTGCACGTCGTCGTCGGCGAGGGCGAGATGCCAAGTAAAGCGCAGGACAACGACCCCTGGGCACGAGAGCACGCACAGCGCGAGTTCATCGGCCGAGGGCTTACACAACTCGACCTGAGCGATCACGACGGCATCCTGCAGTCCGATGTCGACGAGATCCCGAGGGCGCTGCATGCTCGCAACTGTCGCCCGCAGGGGTTCTGGTCGTTCGGTCAGCGAGGTCACTTCTGGGCAGTCGACTGGCTGTACCCACACCCGTGGTACGGCACCGTCGCCGCCACGGTAGGGCACCTCGCCAAGTTCCCC